ACAATAACATTACAACCTTATTCTCAAAGATTAGCTGGTGTTATAGCCGCAAAAGATGTTGATAAAGGTTATCATTGGTCGCCAAGTAATACAGAAATAAACGGAATTGTCGGACTTGAAAGACAATTAACCTCAATGATTAATGACCCGACAAGTGAAGTTAATACATTAAACGAAGCGGGTGTTTTAACTGTATTTAATTCTTACGGTTCGGGATTTAGGACTTGGGGAAACAGATCATCTGCATATCCCGCTTCAACATTCCCGACAAATTTCATAAATGTAAGAAGAACCGCCGACATTCTGCATGAATCCGTTGAATACGCAATGTTGGATTTTATGGATTTCCCTATTGATAACGGTTTAATTGACTCTATTTGTGAAACCGTAAACCAATTTATTAGAACCTTAATTGGTCGTGGTGCATTGATAGACGGAAAATGTACTTTTAATCAAGACAAAAACCCGACAACAGAACTTGCTAACGGTCATTTGGTTTTTGATATTGAATTTATGCCACCTACTCCGGCGGAGAGAATAACATTTGAGTCATTTATTGATATCGAATTATTGAAATCTTTGGGAGCAAGTTAATGTACTGCATTGTAAATAATGACGGTGGTTTGGAAGTACATACCACCAAAAAGGATCTTTGCTTTAAATGCAAAAACCTTTATAAATGCCCTCTAATTATCGGCATACAAGAAGAATATGTCATTATGCACTATTCGGATATTGAGGTTAAAGAGTGTGCCTTATTTAAGCGATAGGAGTTTACCCCGATTATGTCAAAAATTGAAATTAACAAATTAACTAATGCCAATATTTATATGAATGGCAATAATCTTTTAGGTCGTGCCGAAGAAGTACAATTACCGCAAATTAAACATAAAATGGCGGAGCATAAGGCACTTGGTATGGTAGGTTCAGCCGAATTTTTTGCGGGAATTGATAAACTTGAATGTAAAATCAAGTGGAACGCACTTTACCCAAATGTATTAAGGACTTGTTCAAATCCTTTTAATGCGGCTATGATTCAAGTTCGTGCTTCATTAGAAACTTATAGCGGAACAGGCAGAATAAATGAAGTTCCTGCTACCGCTTTTATTATCGGAACATTTAAAGAATTTCCGCTAGGTACAATCAAACCTCATGAAAATGCAGAATATGAAACCACTATGTCGGTTACATACGCAAAATTAATTGTTGATAAACAGGAGATTTTTGAAATTGATGTACTCCAAAACATTTATAAAGTCGGAATGATAGATGTATTAAGCAAATTCAAAAAGAATGTAGGTGCTTAATGCAAGAAAATATTCTACAAAATAAAAAATTAAATAAAAAAATTACTGATGAAATTGCAACCCGAAAACGAGCATTAAACTTTTATTCATTGGCAAATATTCTCCCTGATCCCGATATTGTTTTGAGAAAACAGGGAAAAGATATGAGAATTTACAAGGAATTACTTTGTGATCCTCATGTCTATGCTTGCACACAGTCAAGAAAAGCGGGCGTTTTGTCTTTGGATTGGGAAATAAACAGAGGTTTTGACAAAGACAAAAATATTGAAGAAATAGAAAATCTTTTGAAAAAATTAAATGTTCGCAAATTGATTTCTGATATTTTAGACTGTACCCAATTTGGTTTTCAACCGCTTGAGATAATTTGGAAAAGATATAAAAACGGCAAAATTTTACCCGAAAAAATTGTTGCAAAACCGCCAGAATGGTTTTGTTTTGATGATGATAACAATTTAAAATTCCGAACAAAAGAAAATTATTATGGCGAATTATTACCCGATAAAAAGTTTTTATTGGCACAAAATAACCCTACATATAATAACCCATACGGAGAAAGAACATTAAGCAGAGTTTTTTGGTCGGTTACTTTCAAAAAAGGCGGTATGAAATTTTGGGTTGTGTTTACTGAAAAATACGGAATGCCGCATTTAATCGGCAAACACCCAAGAGGAGCAACAAAAGCCGAAACCGATTCATTAGCGGATATGTTGGAAGAAATGGTACAAGATGCCATAGCGGTAATTCCTGATGATTCAAGTGTAGAAATACAGGAAGCAAACAAAACATCTTCCGCTGATATTTACGAAAAATTAATTGACAAAATGAACTCCGAAATATCCAAAGCGATTTTAGGACAAACATTAACAACCGAAATCGGGACAAAAGGCAGTTATGCGGCTTCAAATACGCACATGGAAGTTAGACAGGATATTATTGATTCCGATAAAAAACTTGTTGAAAGTGTTATTAACCAGTTAATTCAATGGATTTATGAAATAAATTACGGTGCAAATGCAGATGTTCCGAATTTTGAATTATATGCACCGGAAGATGTGGATCTGACTCTTGCTCAAAGAGATAAAATTCTTTCAGAAACAGGGATCAAATTTACAAAAGAATATTTTATCAAAACATACGGACTTGAAGAAGATGATTTTGATATAAGAGAAGATTTTTACCCGATAAATCAACCTACATTTAAGCAATTCAAAGAAGAAACACCCGAAAAAGAAGAAAAAATCGGACAGGAACAAATTGAAGAATTGTTTAAATTCATATCGGAAGAACGACTAAACGAACAAGGACAGGCAATTTTAGGTCATTTTTTCTCATTACTTGAAAGTTGTGAAAGTTATGAGGATTTGGAAGAAATTTTAACCGAGGAGAATTTGAGAAGTAAATCGTTTGAAAAAGATTTACAAAAAGCCCTGTTCCTTTGCGAATTACAAGGGAGGACTGATGGACTTATTGTTGAATAAGATTTATGAGGGAAGTGCCTTAAATGTTTTAAATGAACTTCCAGAAAATTCCGTTAATATGTGCGTAACATCTCCGCCATATTGGGGTTTAAGAGATTATCAAACAAACCCCGCAAAATGGAATGACGGTTGGAGTGGTGAATTAGGTGCAGAAGCGGAAGCAAAAGACTATATAAACCACTTATGCGATATTTTTGACGGTGTAAAGAGAGTTTTAAGAGAAGACGGCACTTGCTGGGTAAATATCGGTGATACATATAAAAAGAAATGTCTTTGTATGATTCCGTTTTTATTTGCTCTTGAAATGGTAAACAGAGGTTGGATATTAAGGAATGTCATTATTTGGCATAAACCAAGATGTGTTCCATTGGGTGTAAAAGACCGTTTTACCGTCGATTTTGAATACATATTTTTCTTTTCTAAAAAAACAAAATATTATTTTGAACAACAACTTGAACCTTTTAAATCTTCTACTTTAAAACATACCGCCAAATGTAGTGTCAGCGAAAAAAGTAAATATTATCAAGGTTTTTGTGCGGAACATCAAAGAAAATATCAGCAAAAATTATTGAATAATGAATTAAAAGGCAGAAATAAAAGAACTGTTTGGAGCATATCTCCGCAATCATTCCACGGAGATCACACCGCAACATATCCGTTAAAACTAATTGAAACACCTATAAAAGCGGGTTGTCCTGAAAATGGTGTTGTTTTAGATCCGTTTATAGGAAGCGGAACAACGGCTATGGTAGCGGAACAATTAAATCGTAATTGGGTTGGTATAGAATTAAACCCGAAATATATTGAAATGGCAGAGGAAAGAATAAGAAATGCCAGACCTTAAAGCGATTTTTAAATTACCTCCGGCACTTGCAATAAAATATTTCAAGAATAAGAAAAATCAAACTTCTTGGAATTGGTACGATATTTGGCAAGATAGTCATAAAAAATCATTCACGGTTGCAAAAGCCATGAATAAACATATTTTGCAAGATATCCGCACCGCCGTTGATAAAGCATTGGAAGACGGACAAACCTTTCAACAATTCAAAAAAGACTTAAAACCGACTTTACAGAAAAAAGGTTGGTGGGGAGAAATAATTGTTGTTGATAAAGAGGGTGTTGCAGAAAAAGTACAATTAGGTTCAAATTACCGATTAAAAACAATTTATCGGGTAAATATGCAAACTTCATACCAAACAGGGCGGTATCAATCACAAATTGAAAATGTGGAAAACAGACCATATTGGGAATATGTTGCCGTTATGGATTCTTCTACAAGACCCGAACATGCTATGTTAAACGGATTAGTTTTAAGATATGACGATCCTTTTTGGAAA